AAAAAGACTGGTGTAAGAAAAGTTAATGTTCCTAATTTATCAGGACTAACAAGATCACAAGCAAAAACAGCCTTGGAGTCAGTTGGACTTACATGGACTGAAGCTTCCTCTACTGTGCAAAATATAAATTTAGATAATACAATTGAAAATCAGGGAGTTGCAAGTGGGACTACTGTTAAAATTGGAGACTCTGTATCCTTTAGCTATTATGTTTATGTAGCAACCCCTCCACCTCCACCTCCACCTCCAATCATTACGACCCCGCCTCCAATTATTTCGACCCCACCAATCATTTCGACCCCTCCAATCATTTCGACCCCTCCAATTATTGCTGCACCAGTAGTAACATGTGGTGAGTGTGTTGGTTATGTAACCATGTCTCCTACATGTAATGGTGAAGATTCCTACCAGGGATATTATTCTGCATACGCAAGAAATTGTTACGATCAGTATGGAGCATATTCTACATCAACAGCAGGATGCCCTGCTGGAGGACAATTTCAGTATTTTGGAAACCTTATTCAGGCAAATAGTACTGGTTGTGGTGGCTCAGGCACACCACCTCCACCCCCACCTCCACCCCCACCTCCAATCATTTCGAGCCCACCTCCAATCATTGCGAGCCCACCTCCAATCATTGCGAGCCCACCTCCAATCATTGCGAGCCCACCTCCAATTATTGCTTCCCCACCACCTCCAGTTATTGCAACTAAATCTGTTTCAGTTTCAACATTAGTTAGAACTCCTACAGGACTTGTTCGTGCCGAAAACTTAAATGTAGGAGACGTATTACTTTCTGCAGATTTAGAAGGATTCCCATATACTCCAGGAGAAGGAGTAACAGAAGAGGCACTTGCCTGGACAACTGAAAACCCAAATCTAAATATTGTAAATACAACAATTGTTGAAATAGCTAGAAGAACTGCAACTAAAGCCGTTATAATTAATGGAGACATATTCTCTCAATGGCACTGGATTCTTGTAAAAAGAAATAACATAACACAATTTGTTAGGTGTGAAGAGATTGTAGAAGGCACCGACTACATATTTGATGCAGAGAGCAATCTTTGGGAAGTTGTAGATTTATTTGAAGTAATAGATATTACTCATGAAACCATATCAATAAACTGTGAACCTTATGATATGTTCTTTACTGAAAAAATGCTAACGCATGACTCTTTCTCAATATAATATTATAAGTTTAAAAAAGATTGAAAATAAATCAATTCCCATATTTTCATCGTGGCCTAAAGAGCTGGCGGGATGGTGGCTACATATTACAGAAGTTGACCTTTTTCAAACAAGAATGGTAGCTGGATTTTATTTTAATGATAAGAATCCAGAAGGCTCGGTTTTGATATCAAAGTGTTTGCCAAAAGAATACCCAGATATATACTGCCTCATTGGAAAAGATTCAGTTGTAGATAGAGTTTATGTAAATCCAATTTATAGAAAAAAGGGGTTTCTAGCACCTTGTGCTCCAATACTAAGGTCAATTATCTATGAAATTTTTAATTTAATAATAGAGGCTACAAAAGATCAAAGTCCAAAAATATATCAAGCAATGGGTGAAGCTTATAGGGTATTAGGTGAGCCAGTTCCTTCACGAAATCCAGAAGAGTCACTATCTGAAATGGCCCTAGACGATATTGAACCACCAAGAGACCCAGTATTTCCTTTCACATGGGCATCAGAAAGAGCTGGTGGCAAAATTGAGTCGTAATGAAAGTTTACTGTATAGGTCTAATAAAAATACATTAACCCATATTGGACATATAGACGTTTCTGGACTTTATGATTTTTTTGTTAAAGAGCTAAACCAAGAAGAGCATACATATAGGTTTCCTATAATGGGAATTTTAGGCACTAGCCAAAAACCACAAATTACTTTGCCGAATAAAGACAAAAATATTTTATCTTTTCCAGATAGCAGAGTCCATAAAATTTTTAAAGATATTGTAGACTTAATAAAAGAATCCTGTAGCAAATTTAACCTAAGCTATGAATCTAACAGATACTATCTATCTTCTGATTTAATAGTCTCCCACCCGACGGACTTTTGGCACGATCAGTCTAGCGCAAGTAGACCCTCTTTGTTTGGAATACTGCATCTTGGAAATTCTTCTTCTAAAATAAAAATTAATGAAACACCCCTGACCTTAAATCCAGGAGACATTGTAATTTCTGAGGCGGGAAATAGAGTTACGTACTTAGACTCATTTAAATCTTTAAATATACAAATTTTGCCCGTATCTGAATTAAGAGGACAATATTTAGAAAAATGGATACCCCTATACTAGACCTGGATTGTTTGGTATAATATATTAAATAGGAGAAAAATGAAATCATTTTATGTAAAAGAGATTTTTGACCAAGATACCTTTATTTCTATAAAGGATCAGGTTTATTCTTTTATTGAAAAAAATGAAAACTTTAACTATACAAATTCCTATGGAAGATATTGGGGATTAATAGATTTTACAGAAGACATAAATAATAAAATTTTAAATAAATCTAAAGAGCATACGGGAATAGATAATCTAGAAATAGCATATATTCAATGTATTAAGTATCAAAAAAAAGACGGTAATGTTCCGCTTTTAGAGTCTCATTTAGATGATTTTTATGCAACCTACACTCTAGATATTACAATAGAAACAACAATTGAGTGGCCTTTAAGAGTTGAAGACAAGTTTTTTGATTGTTCTCCCAATTCAGCAGTATTTCTTAAGGGAGATGAAGATAATCACGATAGACCTCTCTATCCTGGGAATGATGACGATTATATGATTATGATATTTGCAAACCTGGTGCCCGCCGACCATCCCATGATGGAAGACATAAAAAAATTAAAAGATTTGTCCCCTAGATCTAAAAAAGCTTTTTTTGATAAGATAGGTCAAAGCTTAATGCAAAATGAAAATCTTGCAGGTGCCTGGAAATGGGGAAAGGGAAGCTCTAGCAAGACTGAAAGAACAGTAAAGCCCTGGGATTTTTTAAATCCAAATACTGAATATGCTACAGAAGAAGAGGCGAAAAGAAGATTTAAAATTTGCGACTATTGCCCAGAATTGATATCATTAACTAAGCAATGTAAAAAATGTGGATGCTTAATGCACCTTAAGACAAAACTAAAAGAAGCTAAATGCCCTTTGGGTAAATGGTAAGGGAAAGGAAAAAATATGTTTAGCGCAAAAGTTATAGAAAATTTTATATCAAATGAAGACTGCATGTATTTAGTCAATTTAGCAAGTTCTTACGATTTATGGGAAAGCGGCGGATCTGAATTTTGGGATAATCGTGTAATTAATTATAGCAGCATTGCTAGGCATGACAAAAAAGCTGCTCTTATTATGTTAGACGCCAACATTCGCTGTGGCCAAAAAATTAAAGAGCTTTTTAATATAGAAGAAATTTATTCGGACACCTTGCAAGTTATTAGATGGTTTCCAGGAATGGAACAGCACCCACACGCAGACGATATGAGCAACACAGACATAGTTGGTTTTGACCACAGAGCATTTGGATCTATTGTTTATTTAAATAATAGCTACTCTGGAGGACACACTTACTATCCAAATTTTGATTTTGAGGTAATTCCGAAGACAGGTGCACTAGCAATTCATCCAGGGGATGCGGAACATCTTCATGGAGTAACAAAGATTGAAGAGGGAATAAGATATACAATTGCTTCATTTTGGACACAAAGCAAAGAAAAAAGTCATGCCTGGCCCATACCTTAACGATCCAGGACATGAAGTTCCTGAAAACACAATTGTAGTAGTTCCACACTCATTACATCATGATGGATCATACAAAGAAGTTTTGCTCGACCTAAAAGGAAATCCTAAAAGAGAATGGTTTAATTCTCATTTCTACTATTGCTTGCCTTTAACTATAGGAAATCAATATGGTTACGTAATTAAATCACTTAGGGATTTTACTGCCACATGGGATGGAACGAAAAGTGACGCACAAATTAATTTTCTTAATAATGACAACGAAGATTTGCAAGTAATTAAAGGTGGGTTCGGTCAAGGAATTATAACAATACAAAACAGGTTTGGGTTTAAAACCCCACCAGGAATAAATCTTATGACTATTCAGCCACCTAATTTGTTTATACCAGGAACCTGTGCAATGACAGGTGTCGTTGAGACTGATCAGATTAGACGTGATTTTACATTTAATTTAAAAATAACAGTTCCTAATATGTTGGTGTCTGTAAAAAAGGGTGATGCGCTAGGAGCATTTATCCCAATACCTAGATACTTTGTTGATGGATTTAATTTAAAAATTGTTTCAGAGATTTTTAATAAAGACATGCATGCTTTAGAAATAAACGAGCAGGCAACTCTAGGACGAGAAAGAAATACAGTTGATTTGGCAAAACCCCATCAGTCTGGCCGCAGATACTTTAACGGATTACATACTGATGGAACAGGGTATGCTGATCATCAGAAAAGAGTACCAAAATGAAAAGCCCGCTAATTATAAAAAACTTGCTGCCTCAAAACGAGTTTCAAAAACTACAGGATTATGTTAAAGATTTAGATAAATCAAAATTAGGGCATTCTGATGAATTTAGTAGATATGAATTTGGAGGATATGAAATCCTAGATTCTTTACACAAAAGATTGATTCCAGTAGCTATGGATTTTTTTGAAAGCCAAACCCTACTACCCTCATTTAATTTTGGCTCTTGGTACTATGGTCAGGCATCATTAGAAAAACATAAAGATGTTTCTCCATGTACTTACAGCA